CGTTGGCAACCGAATCAGGGATGGGAGCTTCCTCGGCGTGGTCAACGTCCGTCTTGGCTTGTTCTGCGGCAAGTTCTTCTTGCAGCGCAGCTTGTTCTTCGGCAGACGGAATGCCTTCTGCGGTTTCAGTTGCGGGGGTTTGTTTGGTTTTGTATTCTGTGGCTAGACGATCAAACGTATCTTCAGCTTGGCGAATTACAAACTGATCGGTCTCCCCATTATCCACAAGCGTGTCAATTGTGTTTTGGCGGTAGGAGTCAAGAGCCGCATTGACATCCCCGCCGTACTCAGGACTGTTTACTTGGTCAAGAGCAGCATCAAAATTAGTTTTTGCAACTTGCTGGGCTTCAGCGCGTTTTGCTTCAGACTTGGCTTGCTCGGCTTCGTCTAAAGCAACCCGTTCATCAAGTGTTAATGCAGGCTGCTGAACCGCTTTTCCAGCAGGAGTTCCTGCAACATTTTGTCCAACAGGTACCACTCCACTTGGCTCAACTGCTCCAACTCCTGCGGGGGCGCTGACTGCACCGGGCTGTCCAACCACTGGAGCGCCTGCTCCACCTGCTGTAGTGTCAGTTCCTGCAACATTTTCTGCTCCTTGCGCTGTTCCTTCGTAAGCCGCATCATCTTCTGCCTCTAAAGTAGCCGCTTCCACGGCTTTGATTTCAGCTTCGGCGGGCGTTAGCCCCATATCCGTAAATGTGGTTTTTAATTGCTCCACACGCGCAGGATCAATTTGTGGCACACCGGGCGTTGGCGCAGCAGCAGCTTCTTCTACGGTAGGGGCAGTCGTTGATTGCCCGGCAACTGTTTGTGCAGGTGCCTCTGGGGCAGCTTCGGGTTTGCGGTTGAGATATTCTTTTGTGCCCTGCACGCCAGCGCCAAGACCACCACCAACGATTGCAGCTTCCAAACCACGATTCAACGCTTCTTCTGCGCTAAGACCTTTCTTGGTCCCCGCAGCTTCACCGAGGTATGACGCTTCTTCTTCCAAAGCCTCAGTACCAGCTTGAATAGCTGTCTCTTTTCCAATGCGCCCAGCGCCCGTTTTACCAACAGTGGGTTTTAAAAGTCCTTTGGTGGCAAAGCGTTCAAGCGTGCCTTCTACAATAGCGGCAGTAACCGCAGCAGTTACGTCTCCGACAGTGGCGTCATCAAGCGTCTTCTCGTCATTTTTAACGCGCTCGTCCAAAATTTCTTTGGTACGCGCCATGATATAGACAGGTAAAATTCTCGCTGCCGCCACCATATCAGGGGCAGACGTAATTACACGCTCGGCAATAAACGGTACAGCTTTGAGGGGGTTGCTACCCAACTCTTTAAGTTGCGTGCTAGGTTGATAGCCGATACTCTCGTCAAAATCTTTAAGCGATTTAGCCCAATCGAACAGGGGTTGAAGCTGCTTCTTGTTCTTTATGTCTTCTTCACTGATACCGGACAGCGGCACAGCCAATTCCAACTTATCACCAATTCGCTCGGCAACTTCTGCCACGGCCCCAACACCTGCACCAGTCAAAGATGCGGTACGACCAATCATTCCCATAAACGGGTTTGATGTGGTTGCTTGCGGCTTTTCCTCGGCCTCTACTTTAGGCGCAGCTAAATACGCATCTGGGTCAAAGCCCTTGGGTTGCCGCGCTAAATACGCATCAGGATCAAACGCAGGGGGTGGCGCTGACGGGTTGGCCAGATATGCGTCGGGGTCAAATACCGCCATATCAATTACCAACGCCTAAACGCTGCCTGATAGCCGCTGCACGAGGGTCTTGTGGGTTTGCTTTTGCCCAGGCCAATGCTTGTTGATCCATTGAAGATAGCTGTGTTGCAGGTGCTCCTCGCACTGGCGCTGGTGTTGGCGTTGGGGCTCCTTGGGGGGCAGGTTTACCGACGCCCATCTCCCGCTCAATCCACGCATCTCGATACGCTTCGGCCCGATCCGGGTCGGCTTTCTTTAAATTTTTGTACTCTTTATCTGATAGTTTATTATCATTCCATGCGTCTACGGCTGCTTTTCTATCTTTTGCTTTTTGCCCTTCTTGCGCAGCGGCAGCGCGAACATCACCCGGATACCGACCAAGATCGCTTGCGGCTGTTGCGGCGGCTTTGGCCATCGTCTGTTTGTTGGCAGGTGCGCCAGCTTCGAGCATCCCTTGATACACGATGTCCGTTTGGCGGGCTAAATCCGTGGGCTTGTTTGCAGAGATACCCGCAGCCTGTACATGAGACTTGGCAGACATTTCGGCTTGAGCCAGACCACCCAACAACTTGGCGGCATCGCCCTCCACGTTGGCTTTGAGTTTTTTGGCTTCCATCTCTTTGGTCTCGGCCTTGTCTTGGAGCGCCATAGCTTTGCCAGTCAGACCTTCTTTACGGGCTTGTGCGGCAGTGGCCAGTTGGATTTCAGAAGCACGCAACAGGCGGTCGGCTTCTTTGTTTTCTTTCTTGACTCGGGCAACTTCGCCGCCAAACGCTTCGATTGCGCCCTCAGCACCTTTGTATATGTTGGGAGCACCAATCATTTTGGCCGCAGCCATCAACGCGCCGAAGCCTTTGGCTTCTTCCAAATCTTTACCGCCTTTCAATTTCTCCCGCTCGGCTTTAGTCTCGGCCAAGTACGGAGCCAAAGTATCCGCGCCATACATCTTTTCGATAAACGGCATACGGGCACTCACGCCCTTCTCGTAATCTTCCGGCGTAGGAGTATCAAACGACAATCCGCGCAACCCAGTAATGGCTTCTTGGGCTTGGTCAGCATAAGACCCCCCGCCAGCAAAAGCCACGATGCCGCCATTTGCAGCCTTGTACATACCCTCTTGTGCATTGGGAGGAAGCTGATTAAACGCAGCAGACATGCCGCCACGATCGGAAGCCCTTTGTGCTAGTTCCTCGTCGATAAGTTCAAGCGTACTCGCGTCTTTGCGCATCATGGCGTTTTGCCGGGCTGCTTGCAATTGCTGATCGCTCAGCTTATCAATAATGTCGGCGGTGTTGTAGTCGCTCGTGACCGAGCCACCATCGGCAAACATTTTGGACAGGCCGTAGGCACCAAGACCCAAGCCCGCCAACTGCTGCAACCCACCGGGCTGAGCTTGATACATCTGTGTAACAGACGAAGAACCCGTAGGCGTGCCGCGCATAATGTCAGACATGAAGCCCAACTGTTTGTACGGGTAGTTCTGCTGGTTCAGGAAGTCCTGATAGGCTTGGCTCAAGCCTTGCTGCTCCAGTTGTTGTTGCTGCCCGCCGTAGCCATAGAGCATCTTGTTAAGGTCCATACCCTGAGCAAACTGTTGCCCACCCAAAGTACCAAGTTGACCCGCAGCCGACAGCCCTGTTTGGAGCCCCTGCATACCCAGACCAGCGCCATATTGGCGTGATTGTTCCCCAAGCTGCTGCGCGGCTTGTCCATACTGTGCTCGCTGTTGAGCCGCAGTCATGCCTTGTCCAGCACCAAACTGACGAGATTGTTCCGCAAGCTGTTGCGCGGTCATACCCTGCTGTTGATTGGCCAGTTGTGCCTGCAAGTTTTGTCCCGCCCCAAGCCCTTGAGTTTGCAACTGTGAAGCCAAGTTTTGTTGGCCAACAGTAAGACCAGCGCCTTGGTTGGCCAACTGTGCTTGCAGATTGGCTTGCTGTTGCTGGTTAAATTGCTGCTGCGCATTTTGAAATGCGGCTTGTTGGCCTTGTGCTTGGATGTCACCTTTTTGCAAAGCCAAGTTACGCGCAGCTTCGGCATCCATCAAACCTGCACGGGAACCGCCAAATGCGCCAGACCGAACGGCTTGCCCTGCACGTTGGGTGCCAGCAATATCTGCTTGCTTTTGTGCTTCACGCTGCTGTACGTCCACTACATTTTGCATGTAGGGAGACATGTACTGACTTACATTCTGGCCTGTGTAGTCTTGAGTGCCAACTTGTTGCGCTGGCCCCATTTTGTAGTCTTGCAGCTTAGGCGCACTAACTTCCTGCGGGTTAAACTGCCCAGACTTATAAGCATCGGGCGCTGTAAATTGATTGCCAAACTGCCCTGCGTCATAACTTGTCCCCAAAGCCCGTTGACCTGCCAACCCGGCTAACCCAGAGGCGGTATCTAACTGAGGGGCAGTGCCCATGTTTTGGGCTTCATTCATGGCCCGTTGCTGCAACGGGGAAAACCCAGCAATGCGGTTTGCATCGTAGGTCTTATAGGGGTTTTGGTTGATATCCGTCAACGCCGAAGCTTTGGCCAATGAGTCTTTGGCGTACCCACGCGCCCATTCTGGCAGTTCGGTGATCCCCGTTTGAGTAGTAGATGCGGGCTGTCCACCACCACCGCCGCCGCCCAAATAAAAACGAGGGCCAAGGAAAAAATCAATCAAGTTTGACAGTTTGAACATTACAGTACCCTCATATTTCTGTTTCTACCACGGTGTAGCGCCGCGCAAATCCTTGGCTCTCCAGCAAGCGAACCATTGCGGGACGACCCCCCGCTTGAATTTTGGTGGCCCCCATGCTGCGCAACATCTCTTTTAATTGGTCCAGCAATGGTTCGTTGACAATCCCAGCGCCCCCGGCACAAGTTACAAACGCCACCCGGTCATTAGGGTAGTTTTGAAACGTGATTGTCATCGCCCCATGAATTTGTCTAGTTTCATCGGTAGCTACCAACAAAGTCCACTGCCCCAGTGTGACGTACATCTTAATCTGCTCAAGCGTGTAGTCACCCCCGCCAAGCTTTTCTGCCGAAGCGATGAATTTCTCCACCAATGGCCAAGTCTGGGCGGCAAAATGGTGTGGTACGTGCTGAACAGTAAGCGTCATGCTGGCAGATAGCGTTCGGCTCGGCTGTTCTTGGCAACCTTGCCTTTGCCCACAGTTTTGCCACGGGCTGATTGAACTCTTTGCATCATTGCGTACAACTTACGAGCACCCGCTTCGGTTGAGCCGTTGCCCAACTCAGACACGATACGTGCAGGTACCACGAATTCACCGTCGGCTAAACGTGCAGGTTGCTTTTTACCGATCGTAGCGGGGATAGAGTCAGACACACCGTCCCCAGGGCCACGAAGCAGTCGGCCACCATCGGAGTAGTCGCCGAGGTTATACCCGCCACCGGCAGCATAAGCGTGCATCAAACCACCACGGGCCTCACCGCCACCGCCGCCATCTCCACCGCCACTAGCGTCACCGCTACCACTAGCATCGCCACCCCAACCACCTAAAGCCGCATCGCCAGCAGCACTGCCACCATAACTTCCACTGCTATCGGCAACACCGCCCATAGTCGCTGCCGCGCCTTCCGCCTCCCCCAGTTGCCCAATACCATGGGCCAACAACCCAGCACCAGCCAAAGAAGCCAACATGCCACCGGGGGCCAATCCACCAAACATAGAACCGTAACCCGACAAAGCTTGGCCAGCGCCGATCGCGCCCATACCAAAATCACCGTATCCAGAACTGGAATTAGAACTCCCGCCAGTAGAACCATCACCGCCACCACCGCCACCACCGCCGTTTTCAGCGTTTACTAATTCCTGAGTGGTTGGACTGCGGCTTTGGCTTTGTTTGATGATCTCATACTGTTGTTTGCCCGGATCGTATTTAATTGTGGTCTCGCCACCATCAGCAAAACCATACAACGCTTTGGCGTCTTCAGCACCAATTTTGGTGTAGCGGGGGTCAAAATACCGCCGTTCTTTACCAAAGCTTTCATTCTGCCCCGGAGACCCGGCTCTGGGCACATCGGGTTCAGGGAATGGCGTAGTCGGCCCTTTGCTATAAGAGTACCGCTGCCCCATGGTTGCATCAGGGGTTATAGGTGTGGGAGTAGTTGGCTCAGGTACCAACGCGGGTGCTGCTGCGGCTAAACCAGTCTTCAAAAGGCCAGAGGCTCCACCCATAGCATCAACCCCAGCGCCAAAGCCAGAAGCACCTGCTGCGGTATTACCACCGCCAAACATAGTTTCCAAACCTTTACCGGCAGTAGCAAAAGGAGTTGCCTGCGCGGTCGTAACTGCTTGAGCGGCATTCCCACCAGAAAGCGCCGCCTGAGTGCCCAATTCTTGAGTGCCCAAACCAATCAACCCGCCAGCCAAACCTGCACCACCATAGGCACCTAGACCTGCTTTAACGCCGTCCATCAAATTGCCGGTACGCAACGCTTGAACACCACCAATCCCCAGCCCAATCATGCCGGGAGTCATACCCGCCAAAGCAGGGGCCGCAGCCCCGCCAGTCATCGCCATCAACCCACCACCAATAATCATGGGCAGCATGTCTTCAAGGAACCCAGCTTCGGGTAAACCGGTATTGGGGTTAATACTTAGAGACCCCCCAGCGGCCATAGCAATTTGTTGTAGCCCACGGACTTCGTTGGGGGTCATGTGGACCAGAGTCGTGTCTTTACCGCGCCCTTGGGCAGCGAGATGTTGGGCGGCTTGTTGAAGGCTCATTTTTGCCTCGTAAATGGGGGGTTGGTTGATCGTATCATGTTGAGAGCGCCGAGACAAATGAAAGCGTTGCCACAACAGACTGAGTTGATGGTTTGGTTGGAGTTCCAGAAGCCGGGTAATACTGGATGCTCACATTGGCGCTGGTTGTAGACCAGTAAATCTGAACATAATCATTTGCCTGCATCTCTACAAAATAGTTCCAACCGTAAATTGCGTGAAATGGATCGCCTGGATTTTTTCTTGCAGGCATACCAACCAAGCCCGTAGACCCTGTGATGTCGGCAGATGTCCCGCCATCGTTGCCTTGGCGCAACCAAATGTAAACATCTTGTGGGGCATTGTTTGAGTTTTCTAACTGAACGCTGAACTGAAGGTTGTAGAGTCCCGCATTAACCACCGTGATCTTTGACGAACTGATACTGACCTGATTGGCAAAGTCCGTTGTGTTCAACGTCATCAATGTGGCTGTGTTTGCCGTTGTGGTCTGATTTACGCTAGATGAGAACGCTCCGTAAGGAAACCGAATAAACCTACCGCCAGCTTCTCCCAACAAAGTGCCTGTCAAGTTATCAAGCTGGTTGAAATACAACCGCAAGATATTCATAAACTGTTCTTGGTACTGAGCGTTGTACTCTGTTGGAGCCGAAGGCAGGCGCGGCGCAACGACAGGCCGATAGCGGTTAATGATGGTTTGAGTCGTTGCCATAAGGGTTTTCCCTATCTGCGTCCATCAGGGCGAATGTCAATTCGAGGAGCGCCCAGTTGCCACTGCACTCCCAGGCCATCCGTCGCTGAACCCGTAGTTCCAGAGCTAACTTGGAATGCCATCTGCCGCCCACGAATTCGAACGTAGACTTGCTGGGTGAACTGCTGCACGTTGTACGTGATCTGGTTCTGGTAGTTCTGAGTGCTGGTCACCGCCGGATCGTTTGAGTTCCCATACGTCGCGCCAGGAAAAGTTCTTGGAAGTGCGGTGAAATACGCAGTCGGCTGGTTAACGTTAGAGCCGTCAAACGTCAGATCAGGAATCAAACGCCACACAAACCCAAAGTTGTTGCCATCCCCAATGTCAAAGTCAGAGGATTGCACATTGGCCACAATTGGAGTAGGTGGGTTAACCGTACCATCATCTACGCCGCTTTCGTGGTAAACAAGCAAAGCGTTTGAATTATTAGCTAGAGAAGTAGAAGCAGCGCCGTAAGTAACTGCCATAGGGTATTTGCGCAACGCGCTGTCCAGCCATGCCGTTCTACCTTGATAAGCCGTACCTGTGTAGTTTGACCAATCGCCGTAATACCAGACGTTATCCACGTAGTTGTATATGACATAGCGGTCAACCACGTTTGAATTGGAAGAACAATATTGCCACCAAACCTCGTTGTAGCCCTCATTGGTTCCCGCCACAAATTGGAAAGATTGGGAAATGTTTATGTCTGTGTACACATACTCACGCAACGTAGATGGCAACGTTTCCACCCGGCCTGAGTACATATAAAACTTATCCAACCCCATCCAGTATGTAATGTTGTTGGCTGTGGCTACTACATTAGGACCAGCTATGGAAATGTTGTCGCCCAGAATTTGAAAGCTCCACACGTAAGGTGGGCCAAGATACTGCATAGAGTAGATCGTGGAATCCGTAAACACCAAAATTTCTTGCCGGGTTTGTTGAGCTGTAATAATGGCCGACCCGTGGCTTAACCTGTAATCTCCCGCTTGGTTGGTAATGGCAGGTGTCCAAACCAACAAATTTTCTTGGTCAGACCAACGTATTTGCATGGGGTCAAGTGCCGTGGTGGCATACACCCCGGTTGGATCGTTTGTACCAAAAGCAATTGTGAATCGGCTGGCATCCGACACCAACACAAAATTACATACTGTTGGACAAGTGGAGTCTGCATCCCAATAAGCAATACTGTTTTGCGTGTTGGTGTTACTGGCATTAACCACTTGAGCGCGGTTAAAGATGGTTGGGTTTGAATCCACTACCCAGTAATAAAGCGCCCCGCCACGAGGGTTAAACACCAAGTTTTGACCGTAGTTTGATTGGCTCCAAGTACGCAACTGCAACCCAATACCAAGACCTGCGGGGGCAGCAGAACCCCAGCCTGTAGATGTGTATCCAGACGTTACGCCACCCCACCCACCAGAGCCCCAGCCAACACCAACTGTGTAAACAGCGCCCCCCGTTGTAATTTGCAATGCAAAAGTAGCCGCGCCCGTTGTGCCAGCAGTCACCGTAACAGCCGATGAGACATAAACTTGTATGGTGAACGTAGAACTACTGACATAAGTAATTTGAAACTCAGCGTTGAGGTTTGCCGCAGGTATGCCATTAACTGCACTGGCCACCCCTGAAATGGTTACAAAGTCGTTTGTCTGCCCGTTGTACCCCGATACATTACAGGTCACAGTTACATAGCGTGCGGTGCCAGATGAAGAGGCCGTCGTAGTAAATGCGTTTGAAGCAATAGCAGTTGCGGCAGGGGGGATGCCTGTTATGGGCGTTATGTCGTAGAACAACCCGTTTGTACCGTTTTGTATGTAGTACTTGAGGTTGGTGCCCAGACCAAGCAGGTTGTACCCAGACAGGGTGATCCAGTTCCATAAAGCTCGACAAACACCCCATAACGTTCCAGTTGTAGGATACGCAATGCTGGTAGTCACGTTTGCAATGTCGGTAGATAGAATGCCCGTATCCTTTGTCCAACCACCAATTTTCTCTGGTTGGCCCGAACGAAAACGCACCTTGTTGGTTTGCCACCAGCCACCTTCATTGGCGTAGTTGGTGTTTTCTCGGTTTGTCCCCGCCCTAAACGCAAGCTTCTGTAAAGGCATTTTGATTCCTATGACAAGAACATGGCGCGTTCGTCAATTCGACGGTTTTGCAGCCCTTTGAGTATTTTCCCACCAGCCATGCAATACTTCAAGAATTCTTCCGCAGCACCCGTTTTATCGCCCCGAAGCAGCTTTTGACGAAGCGTTGAACGCTGGAGTGTTCCAAGACCGACATTAAAACTAAAGCTGACAAGGCCATCAAACATACCTTGTGTAAGGGGAACGGGGCAAAACTGAGCAACTCCACGCTCGAACCTTGCAAGATCAAACCTGAGAATCCCATCTACTTCGTCCTTTGAAAACGTGCGGCTATCTTCTGGCCGAAGCTGGTAAGCGCCTCTTTGATCCATTGGTATCTTAGCTTGGTCTGGGTAAA